ATTTTTTTCTACAGGTTTACCACCTTTTGCTTTTGAAAAATGTTTACAGTCAGGTGAGAACCACGCAAGCCCTACAGGATGTCCTTTGCATGCTTTAACAGGGTCAACTTCCCATACATTTTCACAATAATGCTTGGTATGAGGATGGTTCGCTCTGTGCATCCGAATGGCTTCTGGGTCATGATTGATTGCAATGTCAACACTTCTTCCCGTGGCAATTTCAATACCGGTACTAGCACCACCACCGCCAGCGAAATTGTCAACTATCAATTCTCCGTTAATCATATCTCTTTTTTAAGGAACCGATGCATCTTCACTCTGGCCAGAGTTCCGACTCCTTTCTTGTATTTCTACTCCACAACTTCTTTCACAACACTTACAATCTGCTCTGCCTTAACAGTTCCAATGCCTTTAACTGCAAGCAACTTTTCCGCGAGCAAATCAAAATCCATCTGCTTTTTACTGAATTCTGTCTTTGCCATTGCCTGTGCCGCCCCGTCCTTAAGTCCGCTTTCATACAATGAACGTGCAAACTGTTCCATCTGATTATGATCATATCGTTTAATATCCTTATATTTTGTCCTATTGATTAACTGCTGTTTTGCCATAATGTCCCTCCAATCAATCACAACATAACATCTTTTCTACCCGCCTTTTTACTCTGGAAACATTCGCCTGGGTCACACCCATTATTTCAGCGATTTCCCGTTGCTTAAGACCAATTTCAAAGAATTTCAACACTTTTCCATCTGTTTTTCCTAATTCCTGTACAACTTCTGCATACATTATCCTGCTTATAGCTTCACTCTCAACAGATTCTGCTGACTTTATCTGTTCCAAAAGAGTAATTTCCTCTCCATCATCGTGCTTTAATCGTAATGGTGCATCATAACTTATAAGATTACTATCTAATATTCGTTTCTGCCTTTTCTTCGCTGCAAAATCTTTCATTATCTCATTCTTTATGCACTTGTAAGCAAATGTGGAAAATGTATATTTCCTTGAATCATATCCTATAGCAGCATTACACAAGCCAATAGCTGCTATATCATAATTATCTTCTACAGATAACCCCATGTTGTTAATAACAAGATATATAAGCGAGTGATTATCTTCTACTAACTTTTTTTGTTCATCCGTCATCTTTGCTCCCTTCCAATAATTCAACAACTTTAGCCCCTGCCTCATTAGGATGGCAGAACATAAAGCGTACCCCGTATTCCTTTTCCATAGTAATCATTGCTTTTGCGAGTGTTTCACCCTTTGTTGGCGGTCTTTTTGGCAATGCTACATGCTGCCATTTTCCAAGATTATGCATAAATTTAATCTTGTTATAACGGTACAATCTAGGATTTTCCCATTTCGATAAATCGCCGATACAAGTTACTCCATCTTCATTCTCTACAAGAATATACAACTGCACTCCATTGTTCTGTGCTAATACACATTCATCTCGAAATCTGTCATGTGATTTACCACAAATATTATTGACTATCTCACCAATATTCTCTTTTGTGTCTACTGCTACGGAATATGTACCAAGAAAATCCATCTTCTTTGGCTTGATATTTCGTTTTTCCTTGCGTTCCAACACATTCATAGCTTTATCATTTGCAATGATATAATCTCCGACAGGAAGCGGTACACGCATAACATCAATACCATTTTCATAAAACCATTGATTTTTAGCCGTGTGTTTTTCCTCTTTCTGTCCCATATCCTCCAAGATAATCATCAAATACTCCTTATCACAGGGCAGCCATCAGACTGCCCCTTTTATAAAATAATGCAAAGCTTATGCAATCACAGTAAACTGCTCTAAGTCGTTCAGCTCATGCTCCAAATACTCTTTGATATTTGCCATTGCATTAAGTCTCCATGCCCCTCCATCGGCTTCAAATAATGCACACTGTACTCCATTGTATTTATCTTCTTTCATACGGAAAACAAACTGACTTTCAGGCTGCTCCACCTCTGTAAAAGTACGATACGGCTTTAAAGTAACCGGACTTGGGATTATTGCATCACTCTTAGATGCAAGACCTGTCTTAACTGTAGCTTTCTGCGATACTCCATCATCTCCATAGTCAGCAATCGTTCCACCCTCTACTGTTCCTGCAAACTTCAAAAGTAGCTCAGAGTCATTATTTGGAATAAACTTTGACTGCACACCAATGATAAAGTTTTCATGGTCAACAAATTTGTTGAACGGAAACTGTGGAAGCTCCGCATTAACCTCTACCATATATTCACGAACTCTGTCCAAATCCAAATTAGAATACAGTTTTACCTTTGTTGGACTTACTACATGAACAATCATTTTTTCTTCCATAGCATCAGCCTTTGATTTTATGTAATCAACCAAACTACAAAGAGTTGTCAGTTCAATTGCTGTTGCCTTTGGGTTATGACAGATACGATGTAATGGCTTGTCCGAATATTTTTCCCCATCTACCTCATTTATTTTTGGCTCACTTAACCCAACGATATACTGTAATGCTTCCTTAAGCATATTTACCTACCTTTCTTTACGCCTGCTTTGCGGCTCTTAAATCTATCACACTATCTTTCACAACTTCTCCAGTTTCTGTATCAACAATATTTCCATCTATCTCGACCGTCTTATCTTCAGTGTTCTGCTCTACATCTTCAAATGACATCTGCCCCCTGATGCCTGGACCATATTCCTGTGCAAAAATCTCACCAGTAGATACATCTTTCTCCGTACAAAACTTTGTACTTACTGGCTTAACTGCTGCCAGCTTTGTGTCTACCGAAATATCACAAGTGCAATCTGTTCTATCCTCATTCTGTATAAATGTGAGAGTAAGATTTATCTTTCTTTTATTCTTCCACGGGGTATTTGGGTCCTGCATATTTTTCATAACCTGTTCAAAAGCCTGATTGACTTTTTCCTGCAGTGCTCCGCCTGCTACATCATGTAAACTTATTTCCATATGTAATCCTTTCTGTTGCTTTATTTATAGTTACTATTTCAAAGCACTTTGATATAATTTAATAGTTTTGTGACTTTACGGTCATGCCTTAAATGGTAATTCTTCATCAATACTATCTGGAATATTCATAAACCCATTACTGTCTGCTGAAGCAGGTTCTGGTCTTGTTGGTGCAGATGAACTCTGATTTCCATTCTGTCCATTTGCCGCCTTGCTCTCTGCAAACTCATGCGACTCAACAACCACATCTGTTGTATAGACTTTATTCCCATCCTTGTTGGTATAGCTGCTAGTCTGAATGCGACCTTCAACAACAATCTTTATTCCCTGATGCAGATATTTTTCAGCAAACTCTCCATTTTTACCCATTGCAATACAACGAATAAAATCTGCGGTCTGCTCATCACCCTGACGCTTAAATCTGCGGTCAACTGCTAATATATAGTTAGCAATGCAGGTGTTATTCTCATTGTTGGCATATCTGATTTCAGGATCTCTTGTCAGTCTGCCCATTAAAATTACTTTGTTCATTACTCACCGCCTAACCTTTCTAATGCTGTTTCTATAGCTTCTTCAAAGCCACACCCACCATTGTAATAACTTAATACATAACTAATTGTTCCATCCAAGTTCCTTTCTGCATTGAAAATATCGCCGCCAGAAATTTCTTTATCAGAAATCACATGGTATATACAATTGGAACAAACAACAAATTCATTATCATTCAAGTCCTGTAAACGCTCTATCCAATCATCGTAATACGTCTCCAATTCCGTAATACCAAATCTATTTTTACAAATTTCCTCTGCTTTTTCTTCTACAGTCATTCCATGCTCAATTGGTATTTTTTCAAGCGTTCCAATATGTGTCTCCATTTCTGACATAATATTTATCTCCTCTTCAAATTTTTTCCCAAGAACACTAAAACGGCTCTTTATTCAGTTCAATTTTCATTCCCTTGTCAGCAACATAAACATTTGCTCTCGGAATGAGTTCTTTTGTCTTTTGTGAAAAATACTCCGAATTGGAGTTAGAATCGCTAAGGTGCAAAAGCACCACATTCATCAACGATGGATTATCATTTGTGTTCAGAAAATCAAGTGTTGTTCCTAATTCCATATGCCCTCTGCATACATGGTCAAAATTTGGATTATCTTGATTTATAATATCTTTTGAATAATTTGCTTCAATCATTATCTGATTGACATCTTTAAATCTGTATTTGCAATATTCCAAATCTGTGAGGAATAGGAGTTTTCCTATTTCCTCATGGCAGATTTGATATGCAAAACATGGTGTATCATCGTGCGGTACATAAAACGGAGTAATTTTGAAATTTCCAAGCGTAAAAGGTCTTTTCTCCGGAACACCATGTAACAACTCTCCATATATAACCTCTACCGCTTCTACTGTTTCATCATTTGTGTATATTGGAATACCGCATTTCAAAACATCTTCCATATGCCCTATATGGTCATTATGGCGGTGCGTCACAACGCACCCCACAATCTTCTGCATATTGAAATTCATTGCCTTTTTAACTTCTTTAATCGGTATTCCACATTCAATCATCAAACATTCTGTTTCATTTTCAAGAAGATAACAGTTGCCTGCTGATGAACTGCCTAAGCATTTTAAATGCATTCTACAACTCCTATAATTATTTGACTTTATTTGTTGTCGATGTTACACTTTACTTATCTTAAATTTAGGCGTGGGGCTGAGGCAAGATGGTTCGATTCCATACATCCAGAACAATTTGCTTCCTTATGTTTGTTCCTACTTTCAATGGTAATTATTGTTTTGATTCCAGTCTATCTGGAGAAAGGTAGGTTAATTATGAATGATATCATCAATTCTATAATTAGTATTTTTACTTCTTATTGCATAAGTTCTGCAGCTGGTGCTCAGCCTTTAGCCTAAGTTTAAGATTTTACTTTGCAAAATCAGGAATATCTCCCTCAGCATCTTCCGTCTGTTCCACATTACTCTCTACCGGAACATCTTCCACGAAATCCTCTGTATTAGCATTTGCTTCAATTTCTGACATAACAGTTTCTTGAACATCAACATGACTATCCACTGCAACATCCATTTCTTCTTCTGCGTATAATCCTTGAAAAGTATCTGGAAACGCTTCACGTAAGGCCTGTACTACTGCAACCTTTCTAATCATAGTGGCTGGCTTTTTTACCCACTGTCCATTTACTTCGCCATTTGACTTTCTTCCAACGTACTCATCAAAAATAACTGAAGAATATTCTGGAACTCTATGACCTTTAATATAAACTTTCGCCCATCCACCAATTAACTTCTCATTTGGAAGAACCATTGTTCCCTGTCTCTCTGCAAATTCTCCATTTGTGCGTAACACAATTACTCCGGCTTCTTTTCCATCATAATTAGGATTTGCATCCGCTCTTTTAGTAAAAACTTCTTTTCCTGTAACAATTGTGGCAGGACTTTTGCTTCCATATTTAATTAGATATGCTTCTTTTAAAAATGGATTTAAGTGCTGATATCGGCAAAGCGATAAGAACATCATAATTTCCTGATCCGTAACTGCCCCATCACCGTTTACAAGATATTTTTTTATCATATTAGGAGATAATTTTACAATTTCTCCATTAGCCTCATACTCCACAATACCGTTTTCTTTCTTTTCCATAACTTCCGCTGCCATTATTCTCCAACCACCTTTCCGAAAATCTCTATAAACTTCTTAAACGCATCTTCTACACTTTTATCCGGCTGTTCTTTCTGTTTGTTTGAAGCCTTAATATTTGACTTTTCTCTTTTGGTACTGTTACTCATTTCCAAAACAAATAATGTATGCAACAATTCACACGAAATATCATCAAATGAATATGACTTAATTGCTGTATTTACTAATGCAACCAACGATCTAATAAATACTTTAGGCTTTACTTCATTCTTTGAATTAGCAATACACGCCACCTTGCATCCATCTTCTGTAGTAATAACCGCATTAACTATTTCTCCTGTTAATACCTGCTTTTCCTCTCCTGTTGCCTCAATAGTTACCTTTACCATACTTTTTAATCCTCACTTTCTACTTTCAATTCTTTGTCATTTGATACCGATAATAAAATCATCTGCGCATCCATCTTTGGAATGTTGAAGTCATTCACTGCTTCTGCGTTATCAATGAAAATCGGAGCTGTCACACCATATAACTTTGATAATGTGTTGATAATATCCAAACCTGCTACAATCCTGTGACCATTATTCAAGTCTTTGTTTATACCTATACCATCAATAGTGCACTCACAACACTCTACAATCGCTCCATTAACCTGTTTATCAAACAACTTCCAATTTACAATGCCGAACTTTTCATTAACTATCTTTGAAACCATAGTCATTTTTGATTTTGTGAACTCTTCCAAGAGATAAAGCATCTTTTCCTGTTCGCTTACCTTGTCAGCAATATCTCTCATTTCCTGCTGCAGTTCCTCAATGCGCTCTTCTTTTGTGGAATTGTCTGCTGATGTAATCTGCTTTTCCACAATAAGCAGTTCTTCTTTCAGACCATTCTTTTTAACACGCAACTGCTGACGCATTTCAGCACCACTGTTAGCCGTTTTAAGAATTTTTTCTTTTTCCTCAATCTGTGAGGCAAGTTTCTTATATTCCTCTGTATCTGAAATATCAATTTTATCCGGAAGTGATGATAATACATCCTCAATCTTCTTTTTCTCAACCTCTGCACTCTGCAAATTACTCTGTTCTACTAATAGCTTTGCGTTTGCATCTGCTAACTTATTATGCATTTGCTCTATCAAACTTTTATAACGGTTTCCGTCTGCAACTATTCGCTCTAAAGTATCATTATGGTCTTTCTTCCACTTTGTCTTAATATTAATCTTCTTTTGTTCAAAATCAGCCTTAATCTGCTCAATTTGGTCATTTGGATAAGACTGTCCACACATAGGGCACGTAAGACTACTTTCATCAAATTGCAAAGTAGCAACATATGTCTTTGCGTTTTCTTCTTTCCAATCATTTAATAAATCCTGGCGTTTCTTCTCATATGCTGAAATAGTTCCCTTTGCATCAATAATATTCTGTTGATATGTCTCAATCTTTCTTTTGAAAGATGATATATCTGTATCAAAATCGGCTATCTGTTCCTCATATTTTCGCTTGGCAGTATTGTTTTCTTCATTCGCATTGCGTTCCATGTCCGACAGCTTGAATTTCATATCCATAAGGTCGTCTGTCTCTTTCTGGTATTTCTCATACTGCACGGTCATATCTTCTTCTGACTTCTCAACCTCGGCTATCTGCTCTTTCAGAACATTACGCTGCAACTCAAGTTCTGCCACATCAATATCCATCATTGACTTTCGGACCTCGTCAATTCGTGCCGGTATTTCTGTCTGCTGTTTCTTATATTCAGACAATGCCTTTTTAGCCTTTGTCTGCAAATCTTCAGGACTATGTAACGATAACGCAAGCGAAAGTTCCTGTAATATATTTGGATTAGTTGCGATTACATCTTCATTTTCAATGCCAGGTGCAAGCTTCATAAGCTCTTTTCGCTGTTCCTGCCACTTCTTATTAACAAATTCCATTGGATTTGTAATCAGCTTAAATAATTCCTCACCTACAATGCTTGAAATAAACTCTTTATAATCCTTTTCTTTCTTTGGAATACCATCCACCTCAAAAGAATTTACATTTCCCTGTAAAGTTTCTGTAAGAGTCCCTCTTTTCTTCACCCAGTTCTGTTTCTGCAGCTTCTGCAAAGTAACAACTCGTCCATCCACTTCCAAAGTCACAATAACCTTGATTTCAACATGGTCAATCTGATTTCCATTGAAATCTAATGGTCTTATCTGAAACTTTGTATCACCACGACTATTCTTATCAAACAGGCACCACATAAAAGCATCTACAATACTTGTCTTTCCAACTGCATTCTGACCTAAAATCTTTGTGACATTGCCAAACTCAATGTCAGCTACATTAAATTTCTTAAAATTTTCAACATGTATCTTCTTAATCTTAATAATCATTCTTCGCCCTCCACTACTTCAATTTTTGATACTGATACTTCATACGCTGTTCTCACATCTTTTGTTCCGTCTGCAAATTTCTTTTCAAACTCTCTGCTCTGTATTCTCCCGGACACTTTCAAGCGAGTTCCAACCTCCAAATTACTGACATATCTTGCATTTCTTCCCCAGCAGATACATGGAATATAATCTGATTTCCCATATGGCCTGTTTACTGCGAACAACACATCACATATTTCTCTCTCTAACGGTGTTTTTCTATATTTTTGCTCCTTGCAGATATATCCATCCAAAGAAATACTATTCAAATCATACTTTTCACAAATATCCTCTGATATACTGACTTCTCTTGCAAATACATATAAAATCAATTTACTTTTATCTCCATCATGCCTATTATGCGAACGAAACTGACCGGTAGCAAGAATATAGAAATCTCTATAATCCTTTCCTATATCCACAAGCCTTTCTGATACCATAATCGGAATCAAATCATATGCCCCACTATTTCGATGCACACGAATATTTGTCATGTAAAATTTCTCTCCGCATACTTCATTTTCAAATGTAAAACCTGCCACAATCTTACCTGCTATCGTTACATTGTTATTCTTCAAATTCATTTGCTTTCTCTCTCTTTCTGTGCTACAATGCACTTGTATGTGATGGACTTCTATTGTCCTTTGTTTTTGGCTTGTAGATACTATGAATATCTATGAGCCTATTTTTTATCCTCCGGAGTATCAATCTGCAAAATTGCTTTGATAATGCTCATTGTTCCGTAATCACTGTTATCTTTCAATGCGGCATATCTTATCTGGTCAAGCATTGTTTCCTTTGCAATTAAATCTGTATAATCCGGTAAAGGAATGGTGATTTCTTTTCTTGTAATATCAAATAATTCTTTGTTACTTGATACATTTCTTGCTTCTATCATGGCTTACTCATCTCTTTTCTTTACTTCTTCTACTTTTCCTGCTCTTAATGTTATTTCATATCCCTGCTTTGCTAATTCCAAAGCCTTTGCTATTGTTATACTTGCGTATGTCATTGTATAAATCTCCTTTCCATAAACAACGCTCTGTTATGCAGCCAAAAACTTGTTGATAAAATACTGCTGTCCCTTACCAGTCACTTTTGTAGTCCGATTGATACGTACAGAACCATCCGGGTTATTTACTGTGCTTTCCTTAATGTCAAATAATCCCATATCCATTGATTTCTGTGTAGGCATATTCCAGTCTGAGCCTTTTCGCTTAATCAAATAACCTTTCTCACGAAGCCACTCAAACAATCTCTTCTGACCAATATCAACACCATTCTGTTTCAACAACTTTGCCATGTCTCCGACAAGGATTGATGTATGGCTTGCTGATACCGCATCGGCAAATATTTCTTTTGGCTTCATGCGTTCAATCTGTTTGTCTCTCTCAGCAATCTTATTCTGTGCCACCATAAGAGCCTTCGCCATTAGTTCATCATCAGACATATTCTCCTGTCCTACTATGTAACCGCCGTTTTTACGAATAGATGGAAGAACTTCGGATGTTACCCAACGCTTAAATTTCTTTGCTGTCGGAAGCTTACTCGACAAGACCAGGGAGTACAATCCCGATTCATTGATAAATGCGGTATTTTGCATTCTACCGATGGAATCCCGAATTGGGACATCATGTTTATCTTCTGAATCCACATGATCCGCTACAGCCTTTGCACCTCTTTCGTAGCCAAGTGCTTTTGCAACATCACTTCCACAGAACCAAACACTATTTACTCGGTCCGTTACCGTTCGGATTGCTCCAAACTCAGAATTATCAAAAATCTTTACTTCATTCACTAAATCAATCACCTCTTTCTGTGTTATAATCTCCATATTAAAAATGATATGGATGCTATTGTGAGTATTTATCCAGATATTGACTGTCCGACTGCTGGACAAACTGTAGAATCCGGTAAATATGCTTGTATAAATTGTCCGCACAAAGGGAATGAGGATGATAAGGCAATCATCACTTTAGACAAAAGAGGAAAACTTCCTATATGTCCTGTATGTTGAAATCCATATTGGGCTAAATTTTAGTAGTTTTTTTTAACCATTTCTTTTCCATTTCGAGTGTCTGCTCCGTAACCTGCAAGTTTTCATCAAGCAGATGCTCGATTTGGTAATTCCTTTTGTCAATAATTCCGTCTTTACCTGTTCTCTCAATGTGCAAAACCATTTTTCCCTCATGTGTCAAAGGAATAATCAATGTGCTCTGAACCCAGTGAACTACATGTTTTACAAAATACTTTTGGGAAATTTTTTTTATCCAATTCAAAAATCTCTTCATTTTCCTCCCTTCTCTACAATCAATTCATCAACTGTCACGTTAAAGTAATCTGCAACTTTCTTGATTGTTTCAACTGTAGGACTTGAATTCTTCCATCCTTTTATAGTTGCATTTCCAAGACCGCATTCATTTTCTAACTTTGATATACTAATCTTATTTTTTTCACACAGTCTTTTAACATTATCAAAAATCAATCTCATTATCTCCTTTCTGCACGTAGCAATTTTAGGCAATTTAGAGTATTCCTATTGACTTTTTTTAGAGAATAATCTAAAATATGAATAGTCACAAACACATTGAGATTACTCTATTTTTGTTTTAGGCTTTTCTCTAACTCACAAATAGATTATATAGAGTATTCTCTATTTTGTCAACACTAAATTTAGGCATTTCCCTAAATTATTTTAGGAGGGTACACTATGAATAGCGTAGAAAGAGTAAAACACCTATGCAAACAACGCAAAATACCAATTTCTAGGCTTGAAAAAGATTTAGGTTTTGCAAATGGATACATAGGGCAACTACGAAAAGGAACTTTTCCAGATGACAGGCTTTTAAAAATAGCAGAATATCTAAATGTTTCTGCTTCTTATATAATGGGAACTAACGATAAGTCTCAAACTAATATTATGGACAGAGATACGATATCTGCTGACTTGCCCGTCCCTCGAAAAATAAAACTTAATATGAAAGACAAACGAGACATTGCCAAAGACCTAAACAACATAATACAAAAATTACAGTCTGGTGAAGACGGGCCAGCAACATTCGATGGCGAGGAACTATCTCCTGAATCAGCAGAGCTATTCAAAATACAACTGGAATCTATGCTTACACAATTGAAAGTAATAAATAAGGAGAAATACAATCCAAATAAAAACAAGAAATAAAGGATTAGGGTGATTTTATTGAAAAAGGATATAAAGAAACTTGTAAGCTACTATATCAAAAAATTTGATACAACAAATCCATTTGAAATAGCCGATGCTCTTGGAATAATTGTTCAAACAGGAAAACTTGGATTTGAAGGTTGCTATATGTTCCTTAAAAATCATAGATGCATATTTTTAAGCGAAGATTTATCAGAACACGACAGAACACTTGTTATGGCACATGAACTCGGACATGCTATCATGCATCGCAAAGAAAACTGCTACTTCATCCGAAATCAAACATTGCTGCTTAATTCCAAAAAGGAAATTGAAGCCAATACCTTTGCTATGAATCTATTACTTACTGATGATATACTATACGAATACAAAGATTATACCATCAATCAACTAAGCCGTTTGACTGGCTATGAAGAAAAACTAATTGAATTACGATTACAGAAATAAAGGGGGAGTCACAATGAAATGTAATAAATGTGGTCAAGAAATGCGTTTTGGTCAAGAAGCATGTGGAACTGACATAAACGGAAATTCTACATATAAGTATTTTGCCTATTGTGATAATTGCGGAACTAAAGTAGAAATACAACAAGCACAACAATCTCAGCAACCAAATAATGGTTTTCATAGTGTTGGAATTCAAAATATAAACAATACTCCAAAGAAAAAGAAACACGGATGTTTATGGTATATTTTGATATTCTTCTTAGTATGTGCATTATTTTCGCAATGTAATAAATCAGATGATGATTCAGACACAAACAATGTGAACGATTCATCTGTTTCTAGTGAAGCTACTGCTACACCTAGAGAAAAAAATGAAAATAAAAAAGAATCTGCAAAGAAAAAGACCTCTTCAAAACCTAAAAAAACAACTAAAGCTACTGCAAAGCCTAAAAAAACAACTAAAGCTACTGCAAAGCCTAAAAAAACAGCAAAACCTAAACCAACCTTATCGCCAAAGCAAATAAAAGCAAACAAAAAGAAAGCTGCCAAAGCTGAAAAAGCAAAATTTATAAATTCATGCAAAGAATACAATTATAAAAAAGCCTTGCGTAATCCTAAAAAATATGTTGGTAAAAAAATCAAAATTAAATGTCAAATTAGTCAGATTTCGGAAGATGGTTGGTTTACACAGGGATTTTTGAGATGTTACTCTTACAGCGGCTATGGCATATATGCAGACAATGAATATATTATTTTTGATAAAAGGGCATCAAAGTCACCAAAGCTACTTACCGATGATATAATCACTGTATACGGAACTATTGAAGAACCAGAAGAAATGACAAGAGCTCTTACCGGTACCAAAGATACTGTATTTACCATCAATATGAAATATGTTAAAATACATAATAAATAGCTTTGGTTACAAACTGGTTGTCACATGGTTACTTTTTGGTCGCATAAGTAGTATAGATTAATTAGTATAGTATAGATTAAGATTAGATTAGAAAAGAATAGTATAGAATAGAGTAGGGCATACCGGAAAAGTACACTCTACTCTGTTTTTATTAAAGAACTGTCTTTTAGTGGACTTTATTATAATTGAGAATTGCCTGCACAATAGCTTTTGCCACTTTATCTCTATTTGCTTTGTAGAGTTTTGCGTCATCAGGATCGGATACAAAACATACTTCAATCAACAGTGCCGGCTTTGATGTCTTATTTAAGACCCACAATCCCGATGTTGTCTTTACACCACGGTTCTTAAAACCTACTTTTGAAAGCTGGTTGCATATTCGCTTTGCTAAATCTCCTTTGATACCGGAGGTATCTCTCACCCACACCTCAGTTCCTGTTGTTTTTCCATCAGTTACTTTCTGATGAGCTGCTGAGTTAAAATGAATTGAAATGTCAATATCCCTTGTCTTGGAATTGCATTTTTCACAAATCTTTCTGAGCACATCTGTCTGACTGGTTCCATTGTTTACTGTACAGTCATATGCTTTGATACCATTCTTTTTCAAAAGTCTTATTACCTTTTTGGTAATAATTCTGTCCTCTCTGCTCTCGTCAATATAATCACTTGCACCACAAGCAATCTTTCTCTGTGGATTGTGTCCCCCGTGTATTGTTACTGCTTTTATCTTTGCCATATTATTTTTCCTCACTTTCCGTGTACTTTACATACTTATTTATTCTTTTCTTCACACTTTACTTCTGGAAGTCCTGCAACTGACGTCAGAATACTTACAACTCCTGCTACTACCGCCGAAGATACTGCAAGTTTCCAGTCAACACCTGCCACGGTACTTCCAACTGCTATCACTGAAACTGCCGTCTGAGCCATTGTTTTAATCGCTCTAACCGTAGCAGATTTCACCCATTTCTGAGTATCAACACTTACCTTAAACACACAATTCTTAAACATAAATAAAAACCTCCTTATTTCCTCTCTAAATCCTCTATTCTGTGATTTGCTACTTTTATATCTTCCGAATTTAAAGCTACGGATTTTTCCAGCTTATAAACCCGGTCGATTACCTGATTATGTACATCCTGCTTTTTCTCCAACTGTTCCAAGCGGTATGCTACAAGAGCTGTTGATTTTTTATTTGCAAAATATGCTCCGCTCGCTGTGCCGAACATTGAAATAACTGCTATTATTATTTCTATTGCGTATGCTGCCATTTGTGTCTCCTTTCCTGCCCCATTTAGGCATTAAAAAAGAAGCCTTTAAGCTTCTACATGCTGTTCAATATAATTTTTTACTTTTTCCCTTAATTTTACCGGAACTTCCTCAATACGATTTAAATCGTATTCAATTCTCTCAGCCCAAAACTTCGCCATTCTATCTCACCTCACTTTCAACTGTATATTCAAATATAGTTATTCACTATAAATAACCTCTGACATCTCAGCTATCGCATCATTCTGTGTAGCCTGTCCCTCTTCAATCGCATTCAATCTGACTTCAATATCTGAATACTGATGCAAATGATATGTAGCAATAAATTTATTATCCTTTTCAGCGTATGTCACATTATCAAAGGTATAATTTTCATAATTACCTACGATATTTCCATCATCATTAACAAACTTAAATTCTGACAAATTTTTGTCCGTTAATTTCTGTCTGTTGTCTTCAATCTCTACTACTGTATCAAATTCTGCAGTAATTGTTGTTGCTATACTGTTGTCTGTAACTTCTAATTCTGTGTTGTCTTTTAATTTGATTTTCATAATGTTTTTCTTCCTTTCTTTTTTCGCAAAAATAAATTTATGTATGTGTTAAATGACAGTTTAGCGAACGGTTTAAGCAATAAATATATTTTTGTTTGTGCATTTAACAATCCTACGGTAAAAGCATACAGTCGAGCTGCTTTTTGTAATTCAGACAAAACAACAGGAACTCTCTTATATTTCCTAATATGGGATTCGGAGCATTGTCAGTCGGCTATAATTGATACCTGGGATTTTAGAAATAGAGCAATAATACGTGATACATCTAAATATGGTTATCGTATTTTAACTAAATCCGATGGCGCTTATATCTCGCTATATTACGATAATACAAGGGACGAGGTTATTCTTTACCCGTCATATGCTGTTGAATTTGTAGGACTTTGGATGTTACACATGGGTATTTGAATTTATACAACATAGGATATACTGCCACTCATCCCCATGTTTGATGCTATGTTAGTAAATGTGTTGGGATAAGAAGCTACCATATACCGTATATAAATAAGACCTTGTTCAGTGATGCGTACATATCCTACATATTTAGCATTTTCATTGATGAACCATACTGGAACCATAACGAGTACAGGTTTAAAAGGACAGTATTCCGTATGCTTAGTTAGATAATCTTGCAATCTTTCAAAACCCACGGAGAGACAATCAAAATATATTGTTATGACATGACCTTGTTTGCATATAAGTGTAGCATCATCATATTTATAAAGAATATTTATATGCGCTAAACTGTCATTTATCGCAGTTATCTTATCATTTAGTGCTTTCCCCTGTATAGCATCTAAAGCGTACCCTGTTGTGGTGGCAGCAAGTGAATTTAAAATTGTTGTTTTATTTGCACCCGCTGCAATACCATTTAATTTAGATTTATCACTGGCACTCATCAATCCATGAGCCGAGGTTGTTGCATCTGAATATGTAGTATCCGTAAATTTGGCATTTGCCGGCACATCACTGTTTACTGTATGATTATTTACTTTTTCAGAATTGTCACTATGACATGAATAACCAACTTTCATAGGCAATACGCTATCACCATACTTGTAATTTGTTTGAAAATATGTACCATCCCATTGAGAATTTTGATACCATGTACCCTGATGTGAAGTTGCATATACTAAATTTGAAGAATTTGCAATTCCTCCAGCGGTATTTGAACCTGCATATGGATGTGTATGATTGCTATCAGATTTACCTTTCAAACTTTCTTTAATATTATTCCCATCTTCGTCTGCAACTGCTTTAGCTACTGCTAAGTTAGCATCCAATACAGCTACACCGCCTGCAACTCCCTTTTCTGACTCAGATATAAAGTTACCGCCTGCAATATCCTCCGCCTGCTTTGCATATTTCTCAGCCTGTTGTGCGTACCATTTTGAATTATCAGTATCTTCATTTTCCCTTGTTCCATCCGCATCCCCAATTGCATAAGAGCGTGATAACTTTTCAGAATTTTTTGCATTTTTCTCTGATTCTGACGCTGCACTTGCAGATGCATTTGCTTCATTTGCCTTACCTACTGCCGTTTCAGCATTTGATAATACTTCACTTGCCTTTTTCTCTACTATTGTTTCTGATGATTTTGCATTGCTTTCCGATACCGTTGCATTCTGTTCGGAAGTTCTCGCATTTGTTTCTGATATCTTTGCATTCTGTTCAGAAGTTGCCGCATTGTCCTTATAACTTTCTGACAAATTACAGTAATATTTTGCATTATCGGTTTCTTCTCCGTCACGAATACCACTTTTACCAATACTGTACGATTGTGCCAGTTTTGCATCCATATCAGCATTTGTAGCTGATTGAGCCGCCGCCTGTGCTGATGCCGCCGCATTATTTTCTGACAATGTTATAGCCGACATAACTTCACTTGAAAGCATAGCTTTTGTTATACTGCCACTTTTGATAGACGCACTCACTTTTCCATCGCTATCAACGCTAAAAGCTATCGTATCAGTGTCTTTAAACTCATACTGTGTGATAATAGCCGACATATCAATGTACTGCTTTTCGCCGCTTTCAAGAGTAAGTATAAGCTGTTGTGTCTGTGCGTTATACTCAAAGTTTACAGCAATCTTTTCTATTGCAGTATCAATATTCAACACTGTATTATCGTATTTTGTTATGCTGATAACACCATTCTTATCATTAAAGGATATATCAGTTACCATGTTGTTAATCTGATCTTTATCAGCTTTTGTTGTATCAAGACTTTCTGTAGTAGCTGAAATAGACACTACCTCATTATCGATAGTGTCTATTGCTTTATCCATCTTATTCAAATTTGTCTTTCCCAAAGGAGTTGTCAGGCTTTCCGATTTATTAAGCCAGTTTATGCGGCTGTAAACTTTCATTACTGCCATTATGCATCACCTCTTATTCTGTTGCTTTTGTTTCCTCTGCCTCCATTAAGTCATATACATATGCGTCAAATGCCGCAAAGTCTTTTAATACTTCCTCTTTGTTTGTGCTGAACAAATCTAAATCTTGAATAGAATGACCTATGTTGGGAGTACCCCCGACTGGAATTGTTGCATTCATGTATGCCACCTGTTTTTCTTTTCCATCAATAGTCAATACACATACCCCTGTTGCTGTAGTTTGCTTATTTAATTTAACCATTTTAATTTCCTCCTAATTTTGATTTTAAATCTTCAATTTCCTGTTTTAATGCTTCTAAATTTTTAACTAACTCTTGTATCATATAAACGCTCATACCACTTACATTTTCCCAGTTTATGTAATGTAAATCATCGCCGGTAGGAATATATTTATATTCCCCGTTAAAAACGCTCGGCTGTCTTTTTTGCACTATGTTATATTTATCTATATCAAGCTTATGCTTTTTAAACGCTTTTTCTACGCCTTGTGCTGTAGTCCCAAAACATATCCCCTCACGTTCTAAAATATCATTGTATTCAAATTGGTAGACTGGAATATCCATATATACATCTTTTATATTTGGAATATCTACAATGTTTTTCTTTATACGTTCATCGGATGATGATGTTTTTGACTTCACATATCCAACGGTAGCAAGATTACCATATCCTGATGTACCCTCTGATGTAAAACCTCCACAGTTTTCAATTTTAACATTACCCGAGGATGAATAGGTGACATTTATTTTTGATGAATTTAAGTCAATTGCATCGCGTGGATTAAAATAAGCATTATTTATCCAAACACCGCCATCTGAACTATTTATATCAACTTTTCCTCGATTTGTACTAGATTCAGAACCAATTACCAAACGCTTGCTTGACCCTTGTGCTTCAATAAAATCTGTAAAAATAACATTTGACCAAATCTTTGTTCCTGTACCGTAGGTCCATTCAAGCCCATTACTTGTTATGTTAAATGGACCTACTGAACCTGATGTAGCCTCAACTTTTCCTTTCATGCTGACATTACCGCTTCGGTCAAGAGTAAAATTTGTACTGTTAATAACTAATCTGTTTGAGTTAAATATAATTTCATCTGATGACTGATTTATCTCACTGCAAACATCACCGACCGACACCTTACTGCTTATTTGGTTTTGCGCCCATGTTGTGGTTGCATAGTTAGTCATATCAGCTTTTGTCTGATAATATCCCAGTTCTGCACTGTCAGCCTTTAACGTAAGTGCTGTTCTTATGCTATTTTCTTCGTCCTCAGCTCTTTTTACCTCGGCTGTAATTTGGTCGGCTGTCACATTTATTCTGCCACTCAATGTTGCTTCTTCGGCTTTTGCTCTTGTAACCTCCTGTGTAACTGCATCTGCGGTAATACTTATTCTGCCACTTAAATCTCCTTCTGCGGCATTCGCCCTTGCAACTTCTGCTGTTATGCCTTCCGCAGTTTGTTCAAATTTAGATGCTGTATCCTTTTCCAAATCCGCAAGTTCAACAGACAGACCATCCACTGACTTTGTTATCTTTATTGTCTTGGATTTCAGTTGCTCAAACTCTTCATTAGCAGATACTTCATTTTCCCTTATCTCAGTTCCTTTTGCAGAATACTCATCCCTAAGATTTTGTATTCCTGATAATGTTCTTGAAAACACAAAACTTTCTATATCAACTGTTTTCTTCTCCAATGCAACAGCATCACCAACATCTACATAAGGAAGTCCCTGTACGTCTATTGTGCATGGTCGGTATGTAATACCATTTATTTTTTCCAAAATGTTATTCCCGATTACCTCTAATTCCGCTGCACTCTTCCCGTAAAGGAAATAATTAGCACTTATCACATATGGATTGCTTATATCACTTCCAACTGTAACACCTAAATCTTCACTGTCTGTGCGTAAATTAACACATGTAATATGATTACACATATATTCCTCATAACTCACAGTTCTGTATTCCGGATATAATACCTCATCCGTGCCATTTACACCTATATATTGAATTTCCTCTTCCGGGTACAATGTTTCCTCTGGATACAATGTTTCTTCCGGATATAATGCACCACCGGTAACATGAACCACTACAAACAGTCCCTCTCTGTTCATTATTCCAAAACCACCATGAAGTGTGCATATCATCTTAAGCAGTGCCTGTCCGGATATACTCCCATTTGATGTGGAAATCGTCTTTTCTACCACCATATCATCATTAGGCAAATCCTGCTGCCTATAAGATATGCCAAGATGCTCTAACAAATCATTTCGGAACTGCCTAAGCGTTGTCTTTCCATATACATTTGTTGTAATAGAATTTCCTTCACTATCTTTATTCGTAGTAGTACCAATAATTGGGAAATAATTGTCATACCACTTTGTCACATCAACAGACGCTTTATAATACATATCATCATACGCCGTTACATCTTTATAATCCTTATCATCTACAGACTTTGCACTGGCAATAGCAAATACTCCCATAGGAATTGTATCTGCAAGTTTTTTTCCTGTGTTGTCTACAAGCTGTATACCTGCCGAAAATCTGCAATTATTGATATCTTTATCAATGATTTCTGCAACCTCAAAAGTCATACTTGATGCAATACAGCCGCCAAGTGTCAGCTCTTCGTCTTCACATAGCGACTGTATAATTTTTATTGACTCCTGATAGAGCGTATCATTAGTTATAGTTAAATCTAATTCGGGGAATGTCAAAATGTAATTAACATATACACCATTTCCAATGTTCAATATCAGTTGTTTTACTTCATCAGATATCTTATACATTTATTCTGCCCCCTTAATAACCTATCATCTGTATCTTGATAGGCAGATACATAGGTGCTCCATGATACAATCCGCCATATTGAAATTGAACATCCGGCACATAAAAGTTATGTGTATCATAATCATCCAACCAATCGTTATAATACCTTGCTCTCAATTTTCTCTGGTCTTTCGTACCTGCTCCGTATGTCATAGCCTTATTTATCAATACAATAAGCCTACATTTATCTTCATACCTCAGATATGGCGTGCTCCATTCAATTGACGGAACTTTGTTCGGCAAAACATTTCTTTTCAAAACTCCATTACCGTTACGATAAGAGTCCAAATCCTGTATCTGATCCGGAGTTATAGCCAATGCACCATTTGGCTGAATATATTTATATGACAGCCTGGTATATGAATAGCTGCTGCCATCGTAACCACTTGCTACAGCTATCAGTCCTTTTGATTTCTCATATCCCACGCTATCACCTCTTTCTTATTTTTGCATGCAAAAAAGACACCCACCGTTTGGCGAGTGCCTTAATATCTCTAATAACAATATAGCATATAGAAAATGTGAATTGTGTGAATTATTATAATGTTTCAAAATACTATAATTAACTTTCTTGAATATTCTTCTCAAATAATTCATAATTCTTTTTACCTAAAAGATAATATAAAACTTCTTTCTGAGAATAAAATGCATTATCTACATCATTTATATTTTCATCTACAATATATTTCTTACATTTATTAAAAAAAGTAACTAATTGCTTCAATAATTGCGAAACTTTTTCTTGACCCAATTCATCGTTTTTCAAAATATCTTGATAATAAAAATACATTGGCATTGAAGTGTTGTGATTACTATGTATAACCTCACAACATTTACCATACTCCCCCTCAACATAATCTATAAAATTATCTGTATTTTTATATTTACTGTGAAATTCCTCAAACATTTTGCGTACACCAGTAGCATTCACATTATTGTATTTCAGCATAACGCGTAGCAAGTTCTCTATAAGTGATCGCAAAGTTATATAATAAACTCTTAACGAATTTAAACTAAATGAATGAATTAGACTAATCATATCAGTTATTAAACAGTTATAATAATGTTCATGTTCTGCGTTCTGATACGCATATACCTTTTTTATAAAAGTAATACCTTTCGCTATGGATGTTAAATCTTCTTTTACAATATACAAATTTTCACTACTTACCATACATATAAAATCTTCAATATCTTTCTTGCAAGCATCAACTTCCCTATATCTATTTAGCATTTTATAATCCCTTCAGCCATTTTTCTAATTTGTCGTTTTCATTTTTCTTTCTGTTTTTACTTAAAACAACTTTCTCATCATCTTTTTGATTAATTAACTTTGATAAGTATGCATTAATTTTAATTTTTAACTGTCTTATTTCATTATCATCCAGTGCAAATACAATTTTACTCGCCCTAGCTGCCATTAATGTTCTGGATTTTATTACATAGCCTGGGAAATTTATACCAATCACAGTTTCAATAAATTCAGCAACATCTGAATTTTTCTTAAATATATTTTTGGAAATTATGAGAATTACAATCATGCCAATCATCTCTATAATATCACAATTATTTTTCTTATTATATAATTGTATTAACTTTACATCATCGTTCATTTTCATATTTCTCAATCCTTTCTAAAAATTCAGTACATAATAACTCCATATCCTCTCTAGACTTTTTATATTTAGATGATATATTTCCCTGAAGACCTACTAACAAATCATTAACATAACGAGTCATTGTATCAAACAAACCAATTTTCTCTACAATTGCATCACGCTCAAATGTTGCTTTTAATCTCATCATTTTCTGGGATTCCTTATCTACCATTGTATATACAATTCCAAGTGGTTTTATTCCTATGTTTTCATTATCATCTAGTCTATCTATCACCTGCTTTAATAATTTGATTCCTAAAATTGAATATCTATCAATTCGTATTGGAACCAAGTAATAATCAGACGCAATCAATGCAGCATCCGTATATACCGATATTGTAGGTGGGCAATCCATAAAAATATAATCATACACATCTCTTAATTTATTCTCTTCAATGAATTTTTTTACTTTCTTTGCTTTCGTCCCATCTTTGTCACTTTCCACCAAAATCAAATCAATAGTACCTGGCAGCAAGTCCATATTATCATTTAAATGTATCAATATATTTTCTGGATTTGGCAAATCCACTTTATGTGCTAAAGTAGTTTGTGTTTCAAATAATCTCATCACAGTTTTTGCCTCACTTCCAACTGAATAACTATTTAAGTATTCATCTTCAAGATCAAACTCATTTACTAAGCTTTGCGTAGTATTAAATTGTGGATCCAAATCAATAAATAATACCTTCTTACCACAATAATTAGCCAAATATTCTCCTACACCTATACATAATGTGGTTTTTCCCACACCACCCTTCATATTTATAAAAGAAATAACTTTTCCACCCATTTTTTCTCCTCCGTATTCTCAAAAAAATATTATCTTGTTTTATAAAAAATAATATTATATATTTACATTCTTATCTCTATTTAATATTCTTATTTTTAAAATTCAGCTTTGCGTGATATGATATATCATCATCCTCTGAAAAATACTCAAACTGACCAGATATTTTTCCTTTTTTAAACTTATATTTTACATCTTCCCCATCCTCATCATATAATTCCAACTTAACATCTCTTGATTCTTTTGCAACTACAACTTTACCTTCATAATCATTGTAATATGATTTTCCATTGATTTTAATAAATCTCACATCAACCCTTATATCTAACTTCGACTTATTTCTATATGTGAAATAAATCTTGCCCTTTTTAGTCTGTTTGTAGTAAACCTCTATTCTCTTATCTTTACATAAAAGTTTACTTTTTGCAGATACATTTTGACAAGGCGTATTTAACGATATCAACAGAACCATTGTTAATATTACCGAAATAAATTTCTTCATAAAACTCCCTCCTTTGATAGTGTGCATGGCACTTGTGAAATGCCATGCGAATATTATTTACCATCAAAGTGTACTACATGCGACAAAGTTAGTCAAATGCCCCTTTGCCTGTTCTTCTTCTATAATTTGTATTTTCTCTACGAACTACTTTCAACAAATCGCCCTCTGTGTATCTTTCTACGCTCATTCCACCACCTATGTTATCCATTCTGCTATTCAAAGCATTGATTGAATTACATAAGTATGTCAGCACCGGATTAAGTGCATTAAATACACCATCCGAAACCGAAGCAACAATCTGATTATTGTTCATAACCGCAGTATGACCGCCGATTGTACCTACAAGCTCAGGACCTGCTTCTCTTGCAACAAACATCTGCCCCATGCCTGGTAAACCACCGCCTGCATATTTTGCAATATTATGCCATGAACCACCAGCAAAGATACCGCCCTTTGCAAGTTTTGATACCGATGGAATATTTACTCCTGGAATTTTGTTAATAGTTTTAATTCCTTTGTTTATTGCCCCAGCCAAAGCGTTCCATGCTTTTTTAAGCGGCGCAGTAAACATATCTTTAAAGGTAGCCGTCAAAACAGCTGTTTTACTTGTAAGTTTATTCCATCTGTCTTGTATGTTTTTAAATACATTTTTGCTTTCTTGTACTGCTTTGCCTGTCAATGTAGCTGTCTTTGTTTTTACATTTTCCCATATTTCACCAATCTTCTTTACTCCAGCTTTAATTGTAGCTTTTGCAGTCAAAACTACTATATTTTTGCTTGTCAAATTACTCCACTTTTTAAAGAATTCTCCAGCTTTTTCAGATATGGTTGCTTTGGCCTTTGCTATAAACTCTTTTGTACCTCCTGAAATCTTATTCCATTTTTCCTGAACTTCCTTGAATTTATCTTCTATTTTTCCTTTTGCTTTAGCCCAAACTTCTTTCGTTCCCTCTTGGAAATTGCTCCATGCCGTTTTTACTTTCTCAGCTACTTTATCTATCTTTCCTTTTAAACTAGCCTTTAAGTTTTTAGTACCTTCCTTTACATTTTCCCACCATTGTTTTACTTTTTCAGCTGTTTTATCAAAGAAACCTTTTACTTTCAAACTTAATTCTATCGTAGCTTTACCTAAATTTTTTAATTTTTCTTTTATTTTGTCTTTTAAATTAAAATTATTTATAAAACCATCAACGCAAAAACCTGCAATTTCTTTAAATACTGTTGATGGTGAATGGATTCCTAACGCTTCTTTAACCGGCTTTACAATGAGATTATAAAGAAAGTTTGCAGGATATACTAATGCATTGGCAAAACCTTTTAATATTCCGGTAGCCATGTCGTTTCCAACATCAATTCCCTCTGTCATTGCAGTTGTATCATCCCATGTATCGCCGAAAAAGCTCTTTATAGACGAACCTATCTTTATAGCTAATTTTACAGGAACTTGAAAAACACCCATCGGTGAGTCTTCATCAAGCCAAGATATCTTTTTACAAAGCGGTCTCCAAATTTTATTTGTGAACCACTCATCAAGACTTCTCGCCAAATCATCTGCTGCCATATCAGGATTTGCAAGTGTTGGCAATTTTGTAGCAATCTTAACTGCAATATTTGACAATGTTAATCCCTTTTGTATGCCTAATGCTGTTTTTACAGCTTTTATCAAATCACTAATTTTTGCACCGTTTGCTATCCAATTTTTAATGCCTACATATGCATTTTTTAAAGTAACAGTTATCTTGCCTACACCTGATTTAATTTTTATTCCAAGTGCTTTGGCAGCATTGCTTATTTTGGATATAGACCATTTTTTAATAACAGCAAATACTCTAGAAAATCCTACACTTATTTTCGACTTTCCTATTTTACTTCCAAGAAAAACTCCCAGAAGTTTTTTCCAGCCTTTTCTCAATGCAAACCCTAAAATTCCGATAGTTATTATTCCAGCCACAGGATTTTCCTTTGTTTCAGCAGTAAGCGTTGTTCCTAATGCTGTTATCATAGACTTTACCATACTACTTAATTTCCAAATTACTCCACCCCAGTCAATTGAAGCGATAAAATTGGCAATTGATTGTCCTACTGCCTCCCAATTAACCGTATCTAACGCTGTCGTAACTGATGTCACAATACCTTTTATTCCATCTGATATGCTCTTTCCCAGCTCCTGCCAACCATTAAGACCAGTCTGCTTATTTTTCTTATTCATAGTCTTAAAAAAGTCATTTATTCCTTGTCCTAATGCTTTTCCAAGTCCTTTAAAATCAAATGTTGTAATTGCTCCAAATGCAGTTTCAATAGCTGCTCTCAATTTACTTGCCATTGATTTAAAATAAGACTGCAAAACGCCTGTTTTTATAGCGGCATTCAGTGTTTTTGACAAGCCCTTACCAAGATTTACCCAGTTTACGGTTTCAAAAAAATTTGTTTCAGCTTCAAGCACTCCTTTAATTGAATTTCCAATAGCTTTTCCAAGTCCAGCCCACTTAAAGTTTTCGATAAAACCATTCAAAGCAGTTCCCATAATTGTTGTAATTTTTTTGAGGCCCTTAGACCATTTATCTGTATGATTATTCACCCAGTCAATGCCCTTATTCAGCCATCCAGCCACAGCAGAACCAATATCTGAACCATCCCCGGAAGTCCATGCCTTTTTAAACAATTTTGTAAGTTTGTCCGCAAATTTTTCCGCATCATTTGTCATGTTATCATATGCTTCATTCCATACTTTTTCATAATCTGCTAATGCGGAATTTAACTGGTCTGTGAGGTCTATAGGACTGCTATCCTTATCAGATGAAGTATCTTTCTTTGTTGTTTTTGTAGTAGTCATATTATTAAGTTGGTCAAAGCTCTGCAACTGTTTATTTAATTTTTTCTGTGATGCTGCTGCCTTATCCGCACTATCTGCCACTCCATCAATTGCATTGCTTGCATCGTCAGCATCATCATCTAATCCATCAAATATATCTGAATATCCTCCACCGGAATTACCGATAACATCCTTCAAATCAATTCCAAGCATAGATGCAGTCCACTCAAAAAGTCTGCGAATGGCAATTACAAGACCATTTACATACGGAAGCACTTTCGCTACTACCGGCAGAAACATATCACCTATCGTTCGTGATAAAGATTTAAAGTTGTTATGTAATAAACGTACCTGATTTGACGGAGAATTTATTGTCTTAGCCAAATCGCCCCATGAAACTTTTGACTGGTCAAGGATTGCAATCATACGAAGCTGCATCTTTTCATTCTGCTCCATTGCAGAAATATCCTTTTTAATTCCAAGTTCATGAGCATATGTTGCTAATGTTGCATTTGTAATATCAATACCATACTTATATAACGCTCTTGATTGTCCTATAAGACCTGATGAAAAGTTATTCATAACAGTCTGCATATCAAGATTTTTGAATGATGACATATCTCCAGCAAGCATTGAAAGAGCTTTTGATGTAGCAACTGAAGCTTCACCTGTCATTCCTACAGAGTTAGTTACCTGTGCTACGCCTGCAGCATAATTAGTCATTTGAGTAACATCAAGACCGAGATTTTTAATACCACTGTCCGTGACCGTACCAGTTCTATTCATCTTAAATCCGGTCATTTTATGCATCATTTTCGTTAATCTATCTTCAAATGATTTTCCATATGCATCGGCATTTTTGTAACCAAACTTACTAAAATCTTTATCCCACTCCGATGCGATTTTCTCCATGGTAGTATTAAAATAATTGTATTCCTCGATATAATTCATTGAAGCTTTTACCGCACTGCCGAAAGCTCCCAGTATTCTTCTTAACGTCCAAAATTTTGCATATAATAATCCCAAGGTAGCGGCAAATGAACGATTGTGCTTTGTTGCAGAATGTATGCCTGATACAAAGTTTCTGATATTAGAAACCCCTTTTCTCATAATTCCAAAGAAACTATTTCCACTCCTGCCTGCATTGTTCATCGTGCTTCCAACAGAACGAATACCACTTGCCTGTGCTCCTAAATTAGCCATAGCATTTGTCATGGCAATCAAGTTATCAGACACCGTAGGTGCTTTTGACAATTCTGTCATCATATTTTTTAATTCTTTTGTCAACAACGGAATGTTCTGAATTGCCTGAGTTGTGCTCTTATAGCCTAACCTTGATATTCCCTGTGCCAACTGTGCAATCTTATTAGCCCCATCACTTACATTTCCAATTTTTGAACATGCTTTAGATATATTTGTTATTGCAATAGCGGCTCTGTTTAATTCACCCTTACGAATATTTGACAGTTTTTCAATTCCTTTTGCCATTCTAGTAAAATCAGCCGTTTTTACCTGACTTAATCCTGATGCGGCTTTTGAAAAATTCTGAATGCTCGTAGATAAACTGTTCAGATTTCCTACATTGATACCATTGATTGTAGAGCGCAATAACACCATCTTCTCTACTAATTTATCTAATTGCTGATTCGCTCCCTTTGCAGATGCATTTATCTTTATACTTAAACTATCTACCGTTCCCGACATAACAAGCACCTCATTTCTCAATAATATAAAAAAAGAGAGTGACCTTATTCAGAATCACTCCCCTGCTGTTCTCTCAATCTCATCCGTTCTTCACGTGCCTTTTCACGCTTGTTTCTGCCCTCCATAATAGATAAACTCATAACAAATGCTTCTCTTGCACGCAAGATTTCTTCTTCTGTATAATTTTCTTCATCATCTTCATCTTCTGTATCATCCATATAACTATTATTCTGCTGTTCAAATCCAATAGGCTGTTTTGGATATTCCCCACCAAAGCAAGCCCCAACCGCCTGCATAACATATAATCCACTTCTCCACCGTGCATATTCCTCAACTTCAAGCCTCTTTTGATATGCCTCTTTGAATGGTTTAAGTTTTGCCGGATTTAAATGCCAAAATAACTCATATGGAACTCCGTAAAGTAGAGCATTTGGAAGAAATTCCGTTCTTACTCTGATGTAGAATGGTTCTCCGCTTTCTTCTCTGCTGCCTCTTTCTGTTTCTTGGTTGGCTGTTTTCTCCTGCGGTCCGTCGGTTTCTTCGCTTCTTTCTCCGTCTCCTGAATTGCATTCCCCATACTCTCCAGGATGTCCGCAAGACCGGTTCGTTTGAAAAAACCATCTTTCTCCATCTGCTCAGAGATTACCGTAATAAGCCCATAGTAAGATACAGACATTGCGTGCTCCGGATTTTCTTTACAGAATTTCTTGTATAATCTCTTGGCATCTAAACGGCTCATAATCTCACCGTCACCATCTTCACCATGATTTTCAAGAAGCCCGGCATAAAACATATCCATTGCCATACGTGGCAAATCCGAAATTGTCATAAGGAAATCTCTTATCTGTAATGCTTCAGACTTTGAATCATCTATCTTAGTCATCATTGCACCACCGAAAATATCCGTCATTGCATCTACACACTTCTGATTTTCTGCTGCCTCAAATGTATATTCTAATGTGTACTCTTTATCTCCAACTTTAAAATTCATAATCAATCTCTCCTTTACTCAAAATAGAGGGAGCATTATTCTCCCTCATTTATAGTTACATCTGCGTCATTCTCTTTCTCGCCCGAATTATCATCAAGTGATACATCCAAAATGCTTTTATCTTCTGTGCTGGCTCTTCAAGCAACAGACTCTGCCGGCTCAATTGCTTCACCAAGTCCCATATATTCATTGACAACATTTGATATCTGAATATCGAGTTTAGAACCCGGCTCTAAGTCAGGCATAGGGATTTCACCCGGTTCAAATTTAACAAAATAAGAACCAAATCCCGGAATAAAAATATCTGCCCATGTTGCTTTGCCATCTTCCGCACCTGCCTCTGATGCTTCTAACAACTCATTCCATGCTTTAACAGTATCTGTAGAAGAACCTTTCTTAGTTCCATTGAAATTGATATTCCAATCTCCACCGGTATCTCCCGTACCTGCGATATATGTCTTAATCTTATCCTCAAAACATGTTGTATCAATCTTATCCTTTGTAATATTAAGACCAGCAATTTTGCTGCATCTTTTAATCCACTTAAAAGCGGATGGTTTTGTTCCAGCAGTTTTTTCTACTGCCCATCCAAATTTAACTCCGATTGTACTAAGATCCATTTGCTTTTCCCTCCTAAAATTTCCATAAAAATAAGAGCCTGCATCTGCAAGCTCCATGTTTACTGTTTCATTTATAATTCATCTCCACCACCAACAAGCCGCCTAAAGCGTGCTATCGTGCGGAAATAATTCCTGTTATCCTGTACCGGTCCATAAATAAGCTGATACCCCATTGAGAGCATCACATCACCAGCTGCATCCATTATCTTTCGTGCTTCTGTCTGTGAGCCACCCGGCGATTCTGCCGAATAGCTCTGCAGTTCTATTGTAGAAGTAATATAACATTGATTATTCTGTAAATCTGTCCCCTCTGTCGGTTCTCCAAGCGAATTGACAAACAAGCAAGGGAACTTCGGCGGACTGTCTGAAATGTCTTTTGAAGTCAGATGTAATTGCGGATATGGTGCATCCGCATCCGTCTTGAGTTTCTGTTGTAATCTCTTTGAAACTTCATTCCATACGCTAAGCACTTGTAAACACCTCCCTCGCAACACTTTCTATCCTTGCTCTCAAATCCATGCCTGTCTGATACATGAATGGTCGGCTCTGCATACCCTTTGTCCAATGCCAATCGCCATCTTTGAAGTAATACCAGCCCATATCTCCATGCTGATTGATGTCATATTTCCAATTAGCAATGCCCGTATCAGGATGCGGACTATTTGCTCCAACAATTCCCGTTCCGAACTCAACATAAAAAGCCCATGGACAGTCTGTAATAACCATCCATGAGGCTCCGTTTGGTGTACTTCCGTTGTATTCAGCTTTAATACTCGACAGTAACTCTCCACTGTATATTGCATCAAAATCAGCCACATTTACCCTTGCAATCTCCACACCGATACTTGCTAAGCGTTCGGCTAGAAGTTTGCATTTGTAGGTAATATTGGCTTGATATGACCGCATTTCCTTAATGGCATTGTCAATGCTTGTGGGACTGTCGTATGTAAAGTTTATTTGTTTTGGCATTGCACTATTGAACTCCTCAAAGTAAAAATATATGAAATAAATATCCTTTACAACATACCTGAGCTAAAGACAGTATTTGTTTTTCTTTCATCTGCATTGTCGATTTACTATACCCATTTATTTTCCCATGTTGTATAAAAATTTCATTAAATACTTTTATTTCTTTTAATAAATTATCAAAATAGTTTTCGTTTCCAAGTTTAAGTTCAAGTAAAAAACATATTTCCTTAGCCCTGTCTTCTTTTTGTATTTTATCTATTGTACTTTTTTTGTTTAAATTATTATACTCTGCTATGTTAATCAACTCTGCTATAAGTTCATATACATTATTTACCATTTCTTTTGCCAATCTATAATTAAACATATTGGCATTTTGTTGTAATGCTCTCTCTGTATCTTTATGATTTTCTTCCTGAATTTTTTCCACTTTATCAAAGTTTTCTTGATGTACCTTTTCAGCATCCTTTCTATTCACATTTAAAATGTAAATTGCTACAACACCAGATAAGAAGCTGCCAAATAATCCACCTAAGAAACCAAGCCATCCATCATTACTTGCATTTGTATTAACATTGCTTCCTACTACAAGAATTGCTAATAAAATTGCAATGATAAATCCAATTACAATTATAAGAATACCTATAGAAATATATTTATTTTTTTTCATATCATAATCACTCCTTTCATCGCCATTATACGACAAAAGGAGTGCAATTTAAAGATTATTCTACAACAACCCAATCTTCCGCAAGCATATCAGCCTGTGAAGCAAGCCATCCCATCTGCACCCCAGATGTTCCAACAAAAGCAATTGCTTTATTACCGATTGCGTCATGCTCACAATTTACAATCTCTCCATCTGCTGTCTTGTACGAAATGCCAGTTGCAAGTTGAACATACTGCTTCTTTCCATTCCAACCCTTTCGTGCAACCTTACCACCATGTTTCAAAATTTCAAGAGCAGTGCCAAAATTATATCCATGCTCTGAATTACTATTTGTATAATCTTCTATCGTATCAATACCATACTCCATAGCGCACTGATTCTCAATACGGCAACCTCTTGCACTCTCCCATCCTTTAGCAAAATATGCCACATCTGCATCAGCCAGTAATTCCAATGACTTTGCAAGATACTTCAAAGATACACACCCTTTGTCTGGGTTATAGTCTTCAAAATATGATTCAATAACTTCAACATCTTCATTAAGCATAACTTTTGCACTTTCGATAGCTTTCTTCCTTACTGCAAGAATTTCCTCTTCCGTCTTTCCATTCATAGGCTGACTAATAAATAACTTCTTCATTTTCACTCTCTCCTTTACCAATCCTCTAAATCATCACCACTACTGTCTGAACTATCTTCTTTATTTCCGTTATATTCTGTAACATCATCTTTTTTATCATTCTTTGGAACATTCGACTTCGCAATTCTCTTAATTGCAATCCGTATTACATCAAGACCATCTAGGGGTGCGGCTGCAACTTTATAATCTGCACTGCTTGGGTCTGCTGAGCCATCTTCCGATAAAACAGGCTCCGTTCCATACCAAATCAATGATGTTTCCGTAATAGGTAAGTCCTTTTTCACTGTGGAAATAATCCTATCATATGAAATATCCTTACCAAATGGTGAATCATCGGAATCTGATTTGCCTGCTGTCAAACTTGCTTTAAATTCAACCGGTGCTGAATATTTTGCAACTGTATCAAGAACATCAAAATCAGAATCATTTCCCTGTTCCACATAAAACGAATAATACATCTGTCGCTGATTTCTTTTTAAATCTCTCATAACATCCTCTCCTCATAATTGGTATCGCTCCCAGCCACCACATAGATACCGCCCTGCTTGGCATAAGGAGAGATTCTAAGGAATCGCCAAGCGTTCCACTTAATTCCTATAACACAACATCAGCTACAGGTACTATATCATCGAGAAAGTCACTGTCTTTCATGTATGTTCTGCTGGTACCGCTATCCGAATGGGCAGTCTCATTGTCTGCACCAATCTTGTTATAGTAATGTACCAAAAGACCATCCACATTCTCAGAATAAAATTCCAATGTTTCTTCCCGCTGAATGTCTGTACATCCGAATGGATATCGTGCCTTAACTACTTTGTTCTGTGCTTTTTCGAGATAGACAGAGATTACATCATCCTCTGATGTATCGCTACTGTCTAATCCGCACAATATACGATGTTTTGATGTAATTTCTGCCATACCATCATCTCCTACTTCTTATCTTCTGCTGTCTCCGGCTTCTTTGTGTCATCTTTTACAATCTCATAACCGGCACGAATAAAAGGTTTTGTCTGCACATCTGTACTTACCTTGATTGTCTGTTTTGTCTTTGCATTTTTTAACTCAATCATAATAATCCTCCTTAAAATGAACCCTTAGACTTTACATCTAAGGGTTCAAATACCTTATTTACTCTTATGAACACCGATTGCCTTTGCTTTCTCCTTAAGGACAAACGCATCATAGCGCACACGACCTTCTACAAGCCAGCCTGAAATACCCGGTGCATCTGTGTGAATCTTATATTCCTGAAGCTTGACCGGTGATGGCATTACAATTGCATTCGTGATTATAAAATCCACATTTTCAGGAAATCTCTTTGTTGGAGCTTTAATACATGGAACACCATCAATCTCTCCGACAATACCATTGATAGCAATCTGTGTAGCCATATCCCCTTTCTTTGTAAATGCTTCATCTAACTTAATCTTATTATGATATGCAGGTGTAACAAGAACTACTCTGCCTACCTGCGGTGCTTCGTTATCGTCAAGTATCTCCTGAACCGCAAGAAATTCCTCATAAGCGTTGCTCTTTGTTGTCGCAAGAGTCTTTGTGTTGCCTTCTAGAGCACCTGCAACTAATGCTGCGATACGGTATGTATCAATCTCCGGGATAATGACTTCATTTAACTGACGGCTCAATGCCTTGCCGGCTTCCATAGTCATCATTGTATCGTCATAATTCTTGCGGTCGATTGTGAATGTAAATGATCTGTCCTGTGCAACCGTCATTTCCTGTGCTTCGTTGCCAAGTTCTTCCGGTGTACCATAACGGCTTGTACCGGACATTGAATAATCGTTCATTGCTGATGTTGGAATAGAATAAACATTTACTGTTGAAACTCCAATCCAATCATACTCGCTGTTTACTAATCCATTTGTGAGAGAGCCTGTGCTAAATCTCTCATCTACTGCTGTTGCATATTTGCTTGCATAATTCACTGACATATTTTTTCTACCTCATCTTTCTTTTATGCTCCAAATCCTTTAAGGAATGCGTCCATATCATCACCCTCTCCATTGCCTGCCTGTGGATTTGGTCTTGACTTTGCCCACTCAGCTTCTTTCTGCTTTAATAACGCAGACTGGAAATCCTGCTGAATCTTAAATAATTCTTCCGTATCTCCGTCATACTGTGCATTAGCAGCTCTTGTTGCTAATTCCTCAGAATAACCAAGAGCCAGGAAGTTCTTTTCATATTTAGTTACTGTATTTTCCTTAAGCAGCTTCTGATAAGCTTCCTCTCTCTCCGCTTCTTTCTCAGCCTTTTCCTGTAAAGCGATTTCTTCAGCAGTCTGTTTTTCACGCAACTGCTTCTTATATCTGGCTGTGTCACTTGCTGCCTTATCCATCGCCTTTTTCATTTTTGCAATTTGGACTTTTAATGCTGCATTTTCTTCTGCCAGCTTCGGACTGTCTGCATCTGAATTTTCCTCTAATTCGACATCATCATCCGAAATATCATTTAATTCATCCTCTGCATTGTCCCCTGCTGTATTATCATCTGTCGGTTCTTTGGCAAATAACTGTAAATTCATTCTTAACGGTTCTAAATTCTGCTTTCTCATCTCGCTACCTCCATTGCGTTTATATTCTTCTCTGAATTATCATTTTTGCGAAATTTATATTGCCCTTTCTCTAGGGCGTATAAAAAAGACACCTGCTTTTTACAAATGTCTTAGTTGCTAAGTATTGGACTGTTTTTATTTTGGTCTGATTCATCCTGCTGAATCCTGTCAGTTTTATCTTCTTCTGTCTGACTGATATTATATGGAACTTTTCCAATATCATTTGCAGTTGTTGTCTGCTTGTCATACACTGACTTCTGATACTTTTCAACACCATCTTTGGAATCAAGCCATATCTGTTCAATATCTCCACCTATATCCGCTAATTGCATTGCATGCCTGCCATGTACACCATGAGAAACATATGTAGCAAATGTATTAGCTTTTGTTGCCATGTCATAATTTTTATTTCTGACAAACTTTATATCAATATCAGATATCTTAAGAGATTTTAAAGGGCTATCTTCCGGAATATCTGTTGACAGCTCAATAATCTTTTTTATCACCCTAAGCATCTGCATTTCTGACGCTTCAATAATCTGACATTCCTTATTCGCCGCACAATCGGCATCCGACCAACCACTCGACATACTCATTGCTGTACCAGTAGAACCTCCGCCCGGTTCACTTCGTAAAGGAACATCGCATTTCTGTAAGATTACATCTCGTCTGTATTTGATATCTTCCAATATGCCATTGTAATCATATATAAATGCTAAGGACTGAATCTGCGGCTTATTGCCTGCTCCGGTAGTCTTAGATAAAATCCATTGACCAGCCTGTACCTTTTTGGTCTTTCCATTTTCATCCTTTGGCAATTCAATATCATTCGCCCACCATACTGCCTGTGTAGTTTGTGCCACATCATTTGTAAAGTCTGATACAAGGATATTAAGATTATCCATATCTGAAATCTGACGCTCAAAACACCCTGTTCTATCATGTGAGCGATTGTATTCAATAATAGGGATAATTCCAAGTGGATTTATTTCCCCGCCTTTACCATTTCTGATAATGCGTTTTCCTTTTTCATCCACTCTTTCTTTACCATTGATAATCTTTACAGCATCCTGTATCTCAAATACAGCATCTTTTGTGTAACAAGTGTAATATCTCGCACCACTCTTAGTTATACGAAAAGTACACGCCATCATAGGACGCTTAAATGCATCATTTGAATATACGATAAATGCAAACATCGGATTAAGCGTTGCCATCTGAAATACAGAACCGCCATCATAATCCGGTTTAATTCTGATGAAACGATATCCAATACCGCAAATCTCTATGTATCGTGCAAGCTCCTGGTCAAGACTTGCTTTTCCTTCCTCTCGAAACATTTCCGATAACATAGAAACTGCATTATCGTCTGAATTGCTGTCATTTCCTGATAAATCATTATTGCCATGCTGCACATAGATAATAGGATTACCCCAGTTATAGCCAAGTTTAAATTCAGTAATTTCATTAGCAACATTATCTACCACCTTGACATCAATCTCAGGTCGAACTGTCTTTTTACGCTGTAAAGGCTGATATCCTTTTTCATATTTCAAAAGATATGCCATCGCATTGTAATTTTCCATATGTGTGATAAGTGCATCATTTAGCACAGAAAGAATGTTTGTTTCATCTATAACAATCTCATCCGTATAAATACGCTTTCTTCCGAATAATTCCATTTTTTCTTCTACTTCCACTTATCTCACCTCAATTCAATGCATCAAAAAAGAGCCATGCGGCTTCATTTGAAACTGCTTGACCCTTATAGTTATTTCATGATACCAATATAGCATGGTTTTGGTGTGAATTGTGTGAAAGTTTGATTTCGCCATACATACATTTGACAGCAACTCCATATAATGATAATATATCTGTAAGATATCTTAGAGGAGTAGATACCTTGCCCCCATATTTGGGCGAGGCCATCTATTCCTCTTTTTTTATTCTCTTATAAATATTCAAGATATTTCCATTCTTACATAAAATTATTTTATCTATGAACCGGGTATGACTTGAACGATACACATCAGCAACTTGATTTCTTATTTCATTCTCCGACAATGGACAATGTGATATATCTATAACAAAATTATTAGCCTGTCTTTTCTTTTTTGAAACCATATTATATATAACAGCTTTTCCCTTTCCTATAGGTTCCTTTATATCATATGCCTCATTGTTAATAAAAATATCTGGCGTTGATATTCCTTGTGGAAATAATACTCTCGGAATCATTTTTACATTTGCACCAAGCAAGCCAGCTAAATTTTCAGCAATTTTTCTTTCACTTTCCGAATAATCCAAAACTACATTTTTTCCATCTACACAATACCTCTGTCCTTCCTTTTCATATTCCTTTTCATCAATCACTTTCCCTAAATTAACTTTTCCAGCCTTTAAATATTCCTCAGTAACATCCACAAATAATGTTGGCTTTTTTCCTGAATCTTCTGTACCAATTGCTTTATCATCTAATACTATTACCCTATCTTGTAAATACTCCACCGAACAACGACAATTTACAATTTCTTCAAGACCTGCTCCCAAAGAATCATCTTTTGGAAACATCATCAAATATCCTCCAACATGAAAAGGCTTGTATATATCCACTACCTCACCATCAACATCCGCATGATCCGTTCTTATCCTTTCATCACCAAAGGATATCCACTTTTTCTTCGTACAGCCATTCTTTATGGCACTTCTATACTCTTCATTATTTAATATACTATTCGCTTCATTCTCAGCTATGTTCATTGCTCTATCAATAGAAGTCCTATATTCAGTGCCTGCACTATCTGTTAAATCACTGGGCTTCTTCGTATCTTTCAATGTAGTATCAACGATATTTTCACAAACCTTTCTTATGTATCGTGATAATTCTTTATCCTGCTGTGCAACACTCTTTACCGACTCCGTATATCTGTTCTGAAACGACTTTACAAGATAATGCTTGTCATTATTTCCTTTTGACAGTGCAAATAAAAAAAGCACATCCGCCAGCAATAAATTTGCTAAACGAATACGCTTTTGTTTTTGTTCTTCACTAATCTGCATATCTTCAAAATATTCATGAATTGGTATTTTCTTTCGACTAATCCTTTTCCGCTCATCACTAATCGTTTCATTTTCAGAAAGTACATTTAACCGGTCAAATTTCATCAATCCCATATCACATACCTCAAATAATCTTTCCTGCTGTTTCAGCAAAAAAGAGCCACAACAGACATATCAATTTGTCCTGTGACTCTTTTACATATTTTCATAATATTAAAATATCATTTTAGGAATGTGAAATGTGTGAATTATTCAGTATCCACTAATCAATACGCCGTCATCAGCTTCATAGCATACTGAAATCCCCATATAAAGCCCTGCTTTTCTGTATACATACAACAATCCTATATTTCATTATCATATTTCATAAACAGTTCTTTGCCCATCTTCTTCTCCATCTTTTTTCTTGCTTCTATTGTATCTTCAAGTTCTGCATAATCGTCACATAACTCATTAAAGTTATAATATATTTTTTCAATCTCGTTCATATTAACACCATTCCTTTCAAGTACCTTATGCTCGTACTGCTCCTTTGCTGTCTGCTGCATCCTGTATTACTTTAACAACATCAAAAGCATTTCCAATCAACTCCTGCACTTTTTTATTCTGCTCTTTTACATTCTCAAGTATATTCCATGTAGCTCTTATCAAGTGGTATATATCTTTTGCATTAGCAACTAAACAATATGCCTGTGCATTAGTACACTCTGACATATCGTACATATAATCATACTTATCCATAAAAGTACTTAAAAGTGAATATGCTGTTTCTATCTCTATGCCCTCTTCAATATTCATATTGTCGGCATCAAATAAAATCTTTGTTCCTGATATATCCATAATATCGCTCCTTGTCGTTTGTTTGAATTATTTGTTTAAAATCTGTAACCGTCTAACACTTGGTCTGCAATATCCTGAAGCTGTGGAAAATATTCCACCAAATCTATCGTATATGCAAGGGTACGCCCTGTTTCCGACTGATAAATCTCTTTTGCTTCATCCAAATTGTAATACCTGCCACATTCCTCAAGTATTTCATGGTATAACTTTCTTGGTTCAATCCCAGTTCTTTCCTTGATATTCCATATAATATCTCGGTTCTTTTCATACCATGTTTCTACTTTCGGCTGTAACCTTTTTACTAATCTAACTCTTGACTTTTCTTGTAATTCGGCTTCAACTCTCTTTAAGCGTTTATTCAAATCATTCAGTTTCCAATCAACAATTTTCTCCGGAGTGTACTCTACTAAACTCTTGTTCTTAGTTTTCTGCTCTACCACTTTCTGCTGGCTGATTGCCTGCTCCTTATTCTTAAAATAATTATTAACCAAAGTGCGTTGCACCTGCCATGACAAATCATCTGTAAAAGACTTTGCTATAAGCAAGTATCCACTCTCTGTCAATACGGTAATACCTTTATTTGGAACGCTAATATTTCTAATGGGACAATTTGTCTCATTAGAAACTGCCCTTGTCAAAGTAAAATAATCTTCACCTTCAATAAAATGCTTCTTATTTCTGTTAAAATTTCTTCTTGCTACTCCATTCTTATTCTGATGCACTAAATCAATGTCTTTAAATGTAACAACTCTCTGACCATTGTATTCTCGTATATGCATTTCTGTGTTTTCAACTGTAATTATTTCGTTCATAGATGTATTTCTACCTCGCTTTCAAATTTTGATTGCAAGGAAAACCCAACTATGCTAATATATTTCATAGAGGATTTTCCTCGGTGTTTTTATAGAGTGTTGTTTTGCTTGGTAGGCGGTCAACACTCTATTTTTTTATTTCTGACCTTAGCTTTTTAATTCCCCGACGTATTCCCTCTGTTCTTGGAATTTTCTCTTGTTCACAATATTTTTCTAATATTGTCTTACTTTCATCATCCAACCGAACATGAATAGGATTTGATTTAGGATTATCTGTAGGTCTACCTGTTCGTGGACTCATAACTTATCACCTCACTTTCGTAGCCCATAAGTGCATTATATACTATGTAACCCAAAAGTCAATATCTTTTTACAATATTTTCAAACTTTGTTTTCTCAAAACCTGCAAATGTTGCATTTCCAAAAGAAAGATGATATGATAGATTTATCAAATTCCTTTTGGAGTTTTTGAGTTATAAGAAGTTGTTTTCGTTGGTAGCGTCGCAACTTCTTATTTTTTTAACTCTTTATAGACCATCTCTATTCCTTTTCTGATAACATCAGCTTTAGTCATACCAGTTTCTTTACAACAAAATTCTAGTTTTTCAATGTCCCTGTCTGACATTCGTATTCTAGTTTCATGTTTCTTAGGTTCAGATGTTGGTCTGCCTGTCCTTGGTGACATTTATTCCCTCCTTTCTTTTTTGGTGACACATAAATAATAAGTTATGGTGACACAAAAGTCAAGTCCTTTTTACATTTTTTGTATTAAAGTATAGCCTTCTTCTTTTTGTGTCGTTTAAGACACTTGTATAGTAACTCTCTTTCTCCGCAGTGTCAATACCTTTTTTTCTCATTCAAGACACCCTTTCTGTTTTTATTTGTATTTTTGTTGCCAATACGACACTTTTATGCTATTATTTAATTATTAATATGGAGGTGATTCTATGACAATAGGCGAACGTATAAAAGAACGACGCATCCAAAAAGGAATGACTCTAGAAGAATTAGGCAATAAAGTTGGTGTCGGCAAATCAACTGTTAGGAAATGGGAAACAGGAGAGATTTCCAATATCAAAACAGATAAAATCGAAAAACTTTCTGAAGCATTAAATCTCTCTCCAATAACACTTATGGGCTTAGAAAGTAATAATTCCGAGGAGCAAAAACAATTTGATAAGCTCCTAAATGCTATAAAACAATCTCCTGAAAATTTTCATTGCATTGCTGAATTATGTAAAAAAGAAAGAATCAAACACGGCTATTCAGAAAAATATGTTGCTGAAAATTGTAATATACCACTCAAAACATATCTTGAATTTGAAAATTCAATTACAATTATTGAAAGCAATTCTTTACTGAGTATATTCACTCTCTTAGATATAAAAAAAGAATTTGTTTGGGGATTTCTAGCAGGAATAAATGAAAATAATGAAGATTATATCACAACAACTCTATTGTCATTTCCACCTCAAGATAGGCTTCTACTAAAAAAGCTTATTAAACAGATATCAAAACTAAACTCCAATCAATTAAAACTACTGATATCAGAGTTAGAAAAATAGCACTCTTCGGGTGCTATTTTAAAATTTCGTCTTTCTACTCATATAATTATAATAAATCAATTATATACTGTCATACCTTATAATTCAACTAACCACCGACTCTTCCAAATACCGATTTACCACTTTCGACACCGTACTCCTATCCATATACAACTTATCTGCCACTTCCTGCTGTGTCATACCATCCCGGTAAAGATATTCAAATATCAGCCTATCCCTGCCATCAAATATGGTAGTAAGAAAAATATCAATCTCCAGCTTCATATGTTCAAGCTCAGCACGCTCATTATGTAACTTTGTAATCAGTTCATACTGTTTTTCTTTCCATGATCTTCTGTCTTTGACCTCGCAACCTGATACCTCTATCGAAGTCCTCTGATACGGAAATTCTTTGTTTGATGACTGCACCTTTCCAACATAAGCAGATGGTGGATTGTCTTTGTAATATTGCAATTTTTCCTCATCTTTTCTGATGATTTCATCAAGGTATCTGTAATTACTCAATAATTCCTTAGTCATTTTATCATTCCTCCTAATATGGTGAATCAATAAACTCTGCCTTTGCCAAACTGCCACCATTTGCTAACATTATTAACTGTGTCACTCCATCCGCAGCGTCGTCATGGTCATTACTACCAATCTGAACTGTCATGGTCAATTCATCCATTGCGTCATGATATTCCTTGTCTCTCTTATTTGCCGCAAGGAACTTACATCTTCTTTTAACATCCGGTGCATACTGTATAATCTTTGCCATTTTGCTCATTGTATTTGGTGCTTTGCTGGACGATATGCTACATGAATAATGTTGAGCCTGTAACAATTCATCTATCTTATCTGCATACTCATCTCCACCGTTATTCGCTTCAAAGTGCTCCATCTGCGGCTTATGATACAATGTTTTTCCAACAACAATAGGCTGAGTAACAGTCTTATCTCCCTTGTTAAAAATCCAATCCGGGATATAGATATATCCGTCATCATATTCATATCCAAACGGCATCGACAAACTGTCTCCACCGCCCCAAGCCACATCACAGGCAGCCAATACTCGAATTAAGCTACTTTCAGGCGGTAACACACCATTGTATGTAAGAAGTTCATTCTCAGCAAATAAAAGTCCCTCTCTAACAAATGGTCGCTGCTGATATTTTGCTTCCCATTCGTTCTTGTCAAGCCGGCTCTTAACATTCAAGAAATATTCTGTAGAGAAGCCCTTGCCATAATCATAAACAAAGTTAGACTCTCCATTCTCATTAAGTGCCGGTATCTTTCTAAATCTGTATCGTGGATTATCTTTGTACTGCTTTTCAACTCTGCCTAAAGGATCCAGAACATTCCATCTGGTTCCGACCATCAATTCTCTTGTACCGTCATTTTTACGGTCAACAAGCAAGTTTAGATAATCCTGGTATCTTCCCTCTAATCGTGATGGAGATAAACTCTCCTGTCTGTCACGAACCATATCATCAACATACAGATAACCGTCCCATGATATATCAACCGCACCCGTCCAAGTACCATCAATACCACGACAAGTCAATGTAGCAAATCTATCAGGGTCATTCAAAGTAATCTCTTTCTTATCTGCTGATTTCTTCTGCAGAAATGTCTGAGGGAATATATCTAGGAAATGATACTGTCTTTTTTCTTCCGGCACATCCAATTCCATAAGATTGAGTGCTTCACTGTAAAATCCATCTGCCAATATACCACTATGCCCTGACATAGCATTATGACTGTTTGGTCGTTTTCCCATGACCCATGCCATGAAGAAAATGCATATCGTTGATTTGCCTACTCGCGGCGGCATGGATAAACCATAAAAATCAAGTTTGCCATCTTCTAAGTCCTGTAAATCATTAACAACCACTTTCAGAGTTCGTCTGCGCGGCATATAAAACCTTTTCTCAGGTTTCCTGTCCTTTTCCATGTAGTAAAGGAAATCTTCAAAGAAATACGGTGCTAGCATTAATGTAGCTTTCCAATACAGATTAGCAAACCCAATGCTATTCTTCTTTCGGCTCTCCTTTGCTGCAATCTTCTGCACTTCCTTTGCCTGCTGCAATGCAAAATATAAATCATCGTTCTTTTCCTCAATCGCCATATCAAGCAATGCACTGGCAAATTTGATATTGGTAAGGTCTTTTCGATGCAGACCTTTTATAATTTTCTTATTTTGTTCGGACATAAAAAAGACACCTCCACTCAAATGCAGAGATGCCGTTGCAAGTCTGCCTATAGCTTTTCAGGTAAGCACCGCAAGTCATTTATGCGGCGGTAATATTATTTTAATTGTCACTTCTTACTATTTCATAAATAATATCATCATGATAATTACCATCTTTATCTTTGAGAGCATCTTTTAGTATATGTTTATTGCCACAATGCCTTTTAATAAAACTATCATATCCTCTACAAGCAGGATTACCACCAACTGCTCTCCATTCTACTCTATGAAATCTTGTAATCAATTCCTCTAATTTATTGAATAGGTCTTTCCCAACTAAAACATTTCCCCTGTCAAAAGAAAATAGTCCAAAATTATATGCTTTAGATGCGTACCAATTTACAGAATACCCCAAGTAACCTATCAACTTTTTGTCTTTATCAATTATTGCAAATTGAAATATACCTCCATCAGGACACTCAAATATATTTGGTGTCCATTGCTCCATACAGCCTGTCTCATACATCATATCTGTTGTATAGTAATATTTCTGAAATTCTTTGATTATTTGGTCTTTATACAAAATTGCAGGCACTAACATTTAAAACACCTCTCTTTAATAGTTACAACTGTTTATAGCTGGTAAAATCGAATATTCAGCCACGACATAGACCACCATTTAAACCAAAATCATATCATTAACCCAACAAACGCAGAGTGCGGGGCTCGAACCCACAAGCCGAATGAACGACCGACAGATTAGCAATCTGCTCCAATACCATTATGGGAACTCTGCTTGTGATGGCATTTTACCCAAGTTACCATCGTTCATATGCTTGGAACCTACTTCATCACGGCTAGGTAAACTCCGTTTGTTGGCTGCTGTGCTTCATCGACTTTATCAGCTAATTAAGGAGTTTCTGACACGACAGGGGATTGCACCATCTGCAATGGCTTATCTGTCGGAAGTATCACACCAACGGTTTTAGGCATAAAAAAATACCAACCACCTATTCATTATTGAATATTGATGGTTGGTATTTTAATAATTTCTATTACAATTCTAATAATGATATTAATGCTCTCTCAATTTTAGGATGTTTACTAAAAGATTTAAAAAGATTTAATACATTTTCACTGCATGACAATTCACATCCATTGGAATAGTCTATTATTCCCGGCGCATCTATTTTCTCTAAGAATATCGTAATACTTTCTTTTGCTCGTTGCTCAATCTTTAAAAACGAGCTTTCTGCTTTGAATGAAATATTCGCTTGCAGAACACTACCATCGTATACTTGTATGTAAAATTTATCTGCATACGGAATCTCTTTCCCCTTGTTCTTTTCCATAAAATCTACAATATCCTGTATGTTTATCATTTCATTCTCCTTTCTATCACTGATAAGAATAGGCGTTTGCGAAACGCCACACGCCGCATAAATACGACATTTTTTTGTTACTAAATATAAAAATCTCCTCACGGTTTGTGGTATAATGGAGTTGTTC